AAAGATATAGTTCTTTATTTATTTTATTTTTTGTAAGTAAATTATTAATAGTAGATAATATTTTGCTTCTTAATGGGTCGCTTAAAATATTAACATATGATAAACGGGGTTTAAATTGGTCTATTTCAAATTGAATTCTTTTAGTTGGTAATACGTCTTCATTTTCTATTAAATATAATAAAGTTTCTATATCTGAAATTATTAAACTTACAATTCCTAATTGACTATTAAATAAATTATCTAAAATAAATGTATCTTTATTTTTGAATCTAAATAAAGAAGCAATTCGTTTAGCCATTTTATAGTATTTTTTATTTATACTTAATTTTTGAATATCTTCTCTTAGTGATTCTTCAATATTTCTAATTGGTGTATTAATAGATTTATTATTTATTTTTAATTCATAGATAATACTAAATTCTGTAAATTTATTATTTTCGGTTAATGCTATTACATCTAATTTAAATAATGAATCGGTATTTAATGCATCTTTAAGAAAATATTTATAATTATTTATAATTTTATAACCATTTAATATTTGTTTTGGTTTCCATCTTACAATATGATATTTTAAAAGGTCTTGTAAAATAAAATAATCTTTTATTGATATTTGTTCTTTTAATAACTGATTTATATAATTATAATCATTTTTTTTAACGATACCTAAATTATAAATATAATCTAATTTATTTTTAGATGCGTTAGCATCATAATCTTCATATGATTCAGAAAGAACGCGGAAATTTTCAATGACTCCGGCTTTTATATCTCCAATATAACATAAATCAGTATTTAACAGGTTAGTAATAATTTTCTGAAATTGACTAACTATATTATTAATAGAATGACTATCAACAATTTGGTATAAATCATAGTCAGAAGCATAGCGCAATTTTCTATTTTTCATTGTTCCGGAAATTCTTAGATTTTTTCCATTGTTAAAGCTCATCTTATTTATTATATCTAAAACATCAGAAGAAAATTCATTAATATTTTTAATATTCATTTATATAATATAATATATAATATAAATTATATGATTAATAATAATGATTGGAATGAAAAAATAGAATTGGTACTTAATAACATAAGAATCAATTCAATTTATTTGAGTACTAAATATAAAACAAGATATTTTTCTTTATCTAATTCAATAAAATTTTATAGATTGCCTGTAATTATTCTAAGTGGTATAAATAGTATTTTTGCTGTTGGATTAGAAAAATATGTTGTTCAATCTGCCCTGTCGTTAACAACTTCATTAATTTCTTTATTATGTTCTATAATTGGTTCTATTGAAATATATTTAAAAATCAACGCACGAATGGAAACCGATTTAATAAGTTATACCCAATTTTATTTATTAAGTGTAGAAATATATAAAACGTTAGAATTATCTAGAGAGAACCGGTACGTTCCCGCTAAAGAATACTTAGAAAAAATATTTAATGAATATACTAAATTAATTGAGTCGTCAAATCCATTAGAGACGGCAATTATAGACAAATTATTACCTGTAGATAATAATATTTTATGTATAACTCATACAGCCGAACAAGATAATATTTGAGCAAAGGGTGGGGTCTCTGCTTTTTTAATCATTATATAAAGTAGTTAAATCATAAAAAAGAGATGACGAGCGTTGTAGTTCTTTATTTCTATAGAATTTAATATATAATTTAATATGTTTAGGTTCATATTCTTTTATAAATTTATTAAATAAGGCATCTTTATTTTCATTATATTTAATTCCAACAAAGCGCATTCTTTCAAAAGCATCTTTAAAATCAATTTCATTAGTATTATTTATTATTTCTTCTAGTTCATTCTGGTTATTTATTAAATTATTATATTCAGTAATAAATTTAATAAGTGTTTGTACATCTTCTAAATCACGTTTTAACTTATTATAAAATTTTACTTTATCTTCATTAAATAATGCCCTAATATTATTAATATATCTTATTTTATTATAGTTGAATCTGTTCATATTTAATACAATCCCCATTAGTTGTTCTTCTAATTGGTAGTACGTCATATTTTCTAAGTTGTTGTTTTCCATTAATATATAATATAATATTTCTTTAAGTCATTTTCTAATATGTATATTACTTAAAGAAATATTTTTCTTTAAGTAATATTTTTTTAATATGTTTTAAATTTAATAATAACTTATATTTATTTTTTGTCAAAATTCTTGTTTTTTTGTGTTTTTTTCGTGATGTAAGTCTGAAGCAAAAAAAAGCATAAATTTATAAATATTAAAATCTTATGAAGGACAAACCGCCCCGCCTTATATACCCCTATACTTTTGATTTTGTGCCACCGAAATCCGATGAGACGCCATACTGACTATAATAAAGAAAAGATTATTTTATTTAGGGTATAGGGCATTTTTTATCTTTTTTTAGGAAAGTATATATAGAATTTATACTATAGGGCATTTTCCGAAAATCACCGTTTTTTTGCCTTTTTAAGGGTCAAAATTTAAAAGTCTAGTTTTTTCACTTATTAGAAATATATTTAAAGAAATAAAATATAACATTATATATAATGGATTTTATAACTTGTGAAGATTTTATAAAAGATTTTGAGACAGAACAAGAACTGGCAGCTGCTTTTAAGGCTCGTAATGAAAAATATAAATTTTCTAACAATTATTTTTATGAATATGATGACGATATAAAATTATGGAAAATAATAACAGTAGATGATATAATAACTTCTATGAGTATTTGGATTACTCACAATGTCGGGCGTTATATTGCAAAAAAAGCAAGTAATAACAAATTAGTAGATGAATTAATAGATATAAAAAAGAAATACACAAAATACCAATATTTAAAAAATGTTGTTAATTTCTTTAAAGTATCAATTACAGATAAAGATTTTATAATAAAATTAGATAGAACATTAAACGACCATTTACCAATTAGAAATAATAAAATTATTAATTTAAGAGACGGAACCGTTAGATATAGAACGCAAGAAGATTATTTTACTTATTTTTGTGATGTAGAACCAACAGAAAAAAAGAGTCCTCTATTTAATGATTTTATAAGTCAAATAATGTGCGACAATATAGAAAATATAGAATACTTACAGAAAATATTAGGTTATTGCATCACAGCAGAAACATCTGCGCAATGTTTTTATTTATTTTATGGAACGGGAAGCAATGGTAAAAGTTTATTATTAAAATTATTACAGAAAACACTAAATACTGCCTATAAAACATCATCAAAGAAAATATTTATTAATAGCGGAAAAGATGCTGGGGCAGAATTAGTAGATATTAAAAATGCCCGTTTATTAACCTTTTCGGAAACTAAAAAAAATGATTCTCTTAATGATGATTTAATTAAAACTATAACAGGTAATGACCAAATAACGGCGCGCGGTTTATATTCTAATCCAATTTCATTTAATCTAATATGTAAAATTATTTTATGTACTAATTATAAGCCGAATTTCGACGGAACAGACAAAGCAATGGTAAGAAGACTTAAATATATTGGGTTTCTTGCTTCTTTTGTAGATGAACCAACACAAGTAAACCAATATAAAATAAATCGAGATTTAGAAAATAAATTATTAGAAAAAAAATATATAGATGAATTTTTTACATTTTGTTTAGAAGGAGCCATTAAATGGTATAAAGAATCTAAATTTGACCCACCAAAAGAAATAAAAGAAGAAACTGACAACTATATTCTTTCTCAGAATTCAGTTGAAAAATGGTTTTTAGAAAGAGTTGAAAAAACAAATCCCGAAATTTTAAATAAATATAAAGAATTATGTAAGAGTGAAGAAATTGATGAAAAAGATTTTAATGAATATAAAAAATATTGTATTAAAAATAAAATTGAAGAACCAATAAAAGAAATAGATTTAATTATAAATGTTGATAGGTCTGACTGTTTTAATGATTATAATAAATTTTGCGATGATAACGGCATCACACCAGTCAAAAAAAAAGAACTATTTGATAATTTACCACCATATATAAATAAATGTGTTAAAAGTAATGGTATATGGATATATAAAGGTTATAGACTAAAAGAAGAAGAAAAAGAAGAAGAAAAAAAAGAAGAGCCTAAAAACTCTTTAGACTTATAAATAATATTTTATTTTGTATAAACAAAATATTATTGAATAATTAACATTATGGATATTTAACACCTCTATAAATAACGAATTTGTCTTTATTCTCTTCTTTTTCAATTTCGGTTTCATTTTTCATTTCTGGTGGTGTTGGTGGTAAAAAAATTTTATGTTTATTAACTTCTTTAATATGTTTTTTAGAAGCGTTATGATGCCCTTTATTCCATTTCTGATAACGACAATTACATATTTCACAATCAACATATTCTTTTAATGTATCTTTAATTTTTTCATAGTATTTTTTGCTGTATTGTGATTGATTATAAACATATGTAACAATTACGCCGTCGCTTTTTCTACAATATGTTTTAACATTTGGACATATTTTTTTTACCTCTTCTGATTTCGGGGGTACCATTTCTTCAATAATTGGTGTAGTTTCGATTAACTCAGTCATTATATACTAATACATAATATAATTTTTTCTTTAAATACTTTCTTATAGTATTTTATTTTGAAATTACCAATTAATATTTAAACTTAACATATTAGGACTATTTTTATTATTTACCCAATCACCCCTAATTTTTGAATGACTTTTAAAATATGTATCCCGTTTTTTGTCAGCATATCCAAAAGGAACCACTCCCTTTTTTTCTAGATGAGACCAAATAATAAAATCATTATAACCAACCCGCCCAAAATGATTATTTAAATACATTAACTTATAATTTTTTTTATCTGATAGAAATAAATTTTTTGGATTATAACCATTTCTTTTTGCTTCTTTCCTTGCTTCATTTAAATATTTAGAAGGTGATAAACCTATTTCATTTAATTGATTTATAAAACTTTTATTTAATATTATTGACATTAAATAAAAATAGAAAATAAAAAATAATTCTTATGCCGGATTTATAATTATCCAATCAACATTATTGTCATCATTACTATCTCTAGAATTAATTGTAAATGAACCAACCGCTTTAATAACATATAACGCGCTTAAATGGTTTATAGTTACAACATTATTATATTGTAATAAAATTATTGAAGTAGTAGTAGCTGCTGAAGTGGTAACCGTAACAGTTCCGGAAACTAGTGTTGCCGTTCCTCGTGTTAAATAAGAACCCGTACCATTATTTATTGTTAATTTAACTGTTGTTAATCTATTATTAACTGTTAAATCATTACTAACTGTTAAATTAGAATCTAAAAGTGATGAAATAATAGTACCATCTTTTATTTTTGTATTATCTACTGTTTTATTAAATAATTTAGCATTTGTAACATTATTATCTAATATTTTTGAAGTTATAACGCAATTGCCTTGTAATTTAGGAGCTGTAATTGTATTATCTAATATTTTCGTAGTTGTTACTGAATTACCCTGTAATTTATTATTTGTAATACTATTATCAATAATTTTAGTTGTTGTAACGGCATCATCTACAATTAATGAATTAATAATTGTATCATCTTTTATTTTTGTGTTATCTACTGTTTTATTAAATAATTTGACATTTAAAATACTATTATCTGGAATTGAGCCACCCCCACCAATCGGGATATAAGAATCTATTGAACGAACTTTAATGTCTAAATTATAATCACTAAATAGTTGTAAACTCATATTATATTATATAATAGTATATTATAAATTTAAATATTATTTAATATTACTTTACATTAAACGAGAAGATAACGAATAAGCCCCGCCAGTTCTTGCCCCACCAGTTGAACCCATACCAATCATAGTTAGGGCATTTTTAGCCTTATCTGGTAAATAGGGTTTAACTATTGGCGCTATTTGGCGAATAGCGGGAAGTGCTTGTTGAATACCACTAATAATTTGGGGAACTTTAGACATTCCGGAACTCATCATGCTACTAAACGAACCACCAACTACACGGGCTAATTCAGAACGTGTCGCAGAGTCGGCAGTTGTTGCATTAATGACTTCTTCAGCGGTTAACATAGCACCTTTAATAATACGAGATGAACCATTTTTAGATTCAAAGAAACCAGAAGAGGCAGCAATTACCCAAACATTAAAGGCGTCTAAGGTGGCGCTAGTCTGATTGAATACGGTTACATCTGCTTGAAACGTAAAATTTCCAATAACTCCCGGCGCTAAACCAGTAGAAAGAGCGAAATCAATTCCGGGACGAAGAACTAAGAAGCCACCAGTTAAGGGAATATTTATGCCGGAAGAAGTACCCGTTGAAAATTTAGCAGTTCTACCGAGACCCGACCATTGATTGTAATCCATCTTCAAACCGTTATTATTTGAGATGCGGTAGAGAGCCTCTGTACTATGTGATGATAAAAGACCGGAATAATTATCCATATTAATCGACACCTTTGTAATTGGATGATAATAATCGCCATCAGTTGCAGTATATGCGGTTGGTTTGCAATAAATAATTAAATAATCGGGGATAATACTTAATGTAATAGTTTGTGTTGAAATTTGTTTAGAAGTTAGTGATGTAATACCTTGAGAAGAAAAGCTAGAATTATATCTCGGAAATTCCATCATCGGCACGAGCGACTTCGACGGAAGCGAAATCGAAAGGGATGGTGTTAAAAAAATACAATTAATACGTGCATTTACAAAAGGAGTGCCACCGGTAACGCTATTATTATAAGATAGAGCGCTTACAGTTCTATCTCCTGAGGTTGTAGAACGAAGCACACGACCAGAAGTATTTGTAAGAGAAGGTGAATTCATATTCATTACAAAACTTATATTTTGTATACTAAATAAACCCGTGTCTTGTTCACTATCTGCAAAAATAAAAGGAGATAATACAATTTTTTCAGTGCTTGTAAATTTTAAGTAAATATTATAAGCGGTAATAGTACCAGTAACACGAGGGACCCCATCAGTAACGGTTACAGTTTGGATTCCGTCATTATAAGATGTATCTGTAGCAGTTAAAACGGTGCCGTCTTGTTTTGTGAAATAAACGTTTTTAAAAGCACCGTTAGGAATAGTAAA